AAATGAGGGCTAATTTTCTTCTAACTTTGCTCGTCAGTCCATGAGATATGCTTTTATTAGTGCTTCTTTTAGAGTCTTTAGAGTGTGCTTTGGAGCTTTCTCCAACCCAGTTAGGGCTTCACAACCCAGCTGGGATTGGATATCCTCTACTATCTCTAGTTTTGTTACTGGCACTTCTCCAGTTTTAGTTCGATATTCAACTCGTCTATAAACTCCTTCCTTCGCTAGTTTTCCTATAATACTTCTAGCACTCTTATTATACACTTCAGCTAATCTATCTACTGTTGCTCTTGTAGGATTTTCTTCATACTGCCTTACTATGTTAGATGTATCATCTTCGCTGTAATTCATTTTCATACTCCATTTTTCTTATACTATGTTCATATGGTCTAGCAGGTTTTATCTCTACACCATCTTTGGTCACTCTGCCAGAGTTGTAAGTCTTGTAGCATACTCCGAACTCTATATAAATATGGTTCACTTTTACACTCCATTTCTCATACTCTAGCAGTAACCTTTGTTTTTCTACTTCGTTTTTATACTCAGTCATCTTGCATATGGGTTTGGCTTTGGGTTTCCCATAGCGTCAGTTCCTCTGTTGATAGCAGTGCCATCACAGTAGCCAACCATTTTTCTTCTTTGTATCTCTCGTCTGCACTCTTTACCATTAGTGTCTTGATCTTCTCTGTGCTTCCAGAGATATGCGTCTGTTTTAAATATGTATTCTAAGTCCATTTATTCTCCTATTAGCTTAGCAAGCTTTTCGAAATCATACTGCTGGTTGAATTTGACTCCTACTCGCTTGTGTGTTGGTTTACTTACAGTGTAATCCAGCGTTACACCAATCTTCGCTAGTTTTTTAACTGAACGAAGCAAATCTTGATACTCGTCTTGTGTTAGCATAACTTTCTCTAGTGTTATTTCTTTCATTAGCCTTGTCCTCTACTTAATTTAAAGCTTCTTCGCTTATGTTTATTCATTGTTGCCATACTTCTTGGCTTTCTACCAATACTCGTTCCCTTTTTAGTGGGCGTATGTCCTGTCGTTGTATTTGCTTTTCGCATTTTAACTCCCTATCAGTAAGAGTAGCCATGTTGCTAGGATAATATAACCGACTAGCAGTTCAAAACTTTCGTCCCAATCCTTCATTACATAGCCACCTTTACAATTTTGTAACCTCGTCTTACTACTTCGTTTCTGCACTTCTGCTTCACTTTTGGTTTGCCGTTGTCATTGTTTATATACTTCATCAGCTCCTCTAGCGGAGTCTGCTTAATAAAGTGCTTGTGTGTTTGCACTTTGCTAGAGCCTCTAACTCTTATCTTTTCGTCTCGTTTGAATTTTGTTGGCATTATTTTCCTCCTTAATTATTTTCAAACCATTCCCAGACTATCTCGTCTTGCATTTCTGATGGATCGGTTTCAATACCATCTAAATCTTTTTGCAAGCCACCGTCCCAAAAATCTTCATCATCTATTTTATCGCCATACATTTCTCTCATTTTATCTTGGATATCGCCTTCGTCTAGCTCTTCCCAATCGAAATTAGCATCTTGAAAGTGAGCTACTCCAATAAAGTTTCTAAACTCATCTTCATAGGTCATTTTGATACTATGCTTTTTATCATGATGATCGTATAAATACTCATGTAAATACTGCACAAATTGTATTGGGGCAGACCAAGCAGAATAACCACAAAAGTAATTTTCTCCCACTTCTTCTACATTACACCACTTTGCGCCTACATTATTTACATAGTAGTTCCAGCTATCTTCTAGCCAGCCGTCTTTGTCGTAAGTTCCTTCTGGCATAAACTTTAGTTTGTCTATGTCAAGAAGCTCTCTACTTACATATTCTGTGTCGTCCCAAAGTTTTCGCTTTACACTATGTGTTTCCATAGCAGAACTCCAACCTTTTAAACACTCGTCATTGCCATCTACTGTGACATTGAAATATACATGATTAG